TCACATTCATAACACTCCATCACCCCGCCTCACTTTCCTCTAATCTCCACCCACCTGTTTCCTTTACATTTTCGGTTAAAATCTCCCAAGCGTTTTTCTCGCAATCAGCACTACAATAAAAAACACAACTCGTATATCTATGGCAAAATGTGTATGTTTTCATCACCCCACCTCACTTTCTTCAAACAACTCTGCCTCTTCGCTATAAGCATCATCTGAGAATAAAGGCTCTCCCTGTATATCAATACCACCCTGTTCTGCTAAAATCTTCCTAGCCTGTTCTTCTGTTTTCGCCTCAATCTCATATTCAAATGAGCAAGGCACTAAAAATGTATATTTCTTCATCATTCCACCTCACTTGCTTCTATCTCACTATAATATTCTTCAATGACATCTTCAACATCGTAGTCGTCAAATTCCGAGCAACATTGTTGCATTGCGATTAATTCCGATGCTATTTCTTGGTAATTCTTAATCGCTCCTGTTTCTTTGTCTTGATATTTTGCACCACGTACGACCATCACGCCACCTCACTTTCTAATTGCGAATGCGACGAGTCCGCTTTGGAAATGACTTTTCTTGCGTATTCAAAGCACTCTAATTTCTCATTATAATCCTCCTCATATTCTGAGAAATAACACATTATATCATTGAGGGCTTTTAGCATATCCGGTGCGGATGCAATTAGGTTTGCATTGGCCTCCGTTTCTGAAGTATCATAGCAATCCTTATCCACAATTGATTTACCTTCAGTCATTGTGTCTTGATTATGGATTCCAGCAATCCACACATCGCCACTTTTTATATTGACGGATGCTCCGGTTTTACTGACTTCCCATTGTCCTTTTGTGTGTTTCATTTTCTTGTTCCTTTTTTGTTGTTCATACTACTACTAACAAATCAAATCTGATTTGGTTCCAATTTAATTTAATTATTATTTTATCCTGTAAACTCTTGTGTGCATTTCACTAATTTTTCTTGTGCAAATTTTTATCCCCATCTGATTTGCACAATTATAACTACTTTTTGCTTTACTATGGGGCACTTCAACATATTCGCCTATCTTTAAGGGTTTTAATTTTGAAGTAATCCCATCAGCATAACGAAAAGAGCCTTTTTGTGGTATTTTTACCTTATCCATTATTTATAATCGGTTATTAGTTTGGTGCTTTCTGATGAGTTAGGAAGTTCACTCCAATCTATCTTACATTCGCTTTCTATAAAAGCATCAACACCATCTACATCTAAAAACACATCTATTAATTCTTCGTTTGGTACGTTGTTATTTATGGCATCACTTATCTCACAGTCCGACACCCTACTTTGTTCGCAATTCTTGTGCCAATCTTTAATGTAGCTTATCAATTTATTTTCATCTACATACGTTTCTTGGGTACAAGTCCTTACTATTTTTATTTTCATTCTTTTATCCTTTATTTATAGTCTGTTATTAGTTTTCCATCTAAGTGGTCTACTTCGTGTTGTACCACTAATGCATCATTTCCATATAATACTCTAGTTTGGGGTTGGAAGTTCCCTACTTTATGGAAATTAAGCGTTATTTGGGTGTTTCTCGGCACTTTTATACGTTTAGCCGATACTGATAGACACCCTTCCAAGTTCTGTATGATTTTACCCCCCTTATCAATTATTTTAGGATTTAAGCAAGTTACCCACATATTACCAAGTCTAGCAGTAAATATACTTTCATCCATTCCAACTTGATTCCCTGCTACTCCTTGACATCTATTTCCAACTACTAATGGTAATGTTTTTTTCATAAATTGTTTGGTTATCTCTTTATGGTTGTTTTCTGTAATCTGTTTAGATTTCTGTTTCAGTATCTTACCACTTGGAGAATTAGCATTTATTATACCAATCATTATTTTACCTTTTTTTATTATTTAACTGGTTATTTTTAAATTAGTTCCCATTTATTTTTTATTCTTTTTAAAATTTCAATACCTCGCTTACTTTTTCAAAGTTGCTTACCATTGATTCACCAAGTGCAAGTAAATTTTTATCTGCTATATTACGAACCTTTCTTAACTCGGGTATTGCTCCCATTTTTGTTTCTAGCTGAAAAATAAGATTAAAAGTTTCTGACATAGATTTATGGGGTAATCTTTCTGCTATTTCTATTCTTGTAATTGTTGAATCACCTTCATCTTTAGCCATTCTTTTAATTATATTAATATCTGCTTTTGATAGTTTCATTTTATTATTTCCTTTCTTTTGTTATTTATACGTATCAATTCTTTTAAAGTTCCCATTTATTTTATTAATTTATTATAGTTTTTTATTTCTATTGAGATATTACCTATAACATTCTCATAAATATCCCATTCATCTATACCTTCGTTCAGTCCAATAAAATTGAGAATTGCACCTAATTTATGCCCATCCTTACAAGCTTTATTAATCTGCCATTCATCTGATTCACTTGAATTGCTATGGTGGGAAATAAAACCATCATAAGATGTATAATTATCTTCTAAATACTTACTCCATTTATCAAAGTTTGATTCTATATATTCTCTAATAGCTTTTATTTTTGGTCTTATTTCACAATGTATTGAATCATTTGCGAAGTTATATTCTCGAGGGCTTTTAAGTTTATTAAACTTAATTGAATAGACGAATTCTTTTAATTCACCTTCTATTTCATCAGTAATTAATTCTGCTAAATCATTATAAAAATCAGCATAATTA